CCGAAAACGACATGAGAAACACCGACAACTGGAATGACATTATCCAACAGGGTTCAATAGGTTACATCGAATTGAATCAACCTATGGCTCAATACTTTGAAGGGCCATCTCCTTGCTTAGAGAGAGTCATCTCACGTAACACCCATTCAGAAAACGCTTACTGCGACGGTGAGAATCCATCTGGCCTCTCAACATTTCACCTTCTATCCCCATACGTACTACGCTACGACATTATGGAAACTATCGAGGGCGACCTTACACCACCTTCTGAAATTGCTAGAAGCAGAAATCTTAGAGCGGTTTTGTACGAGTCCGGTGAGAATACAGGCAACGGTGAGTTCTACCTTGGAATTGCCTTCGTTTCCGAGAGTATGTACCAATCTATCATGCAAGACTGAGGAATCAAATCTGACAGTATATAAAGTGTGCAAAACACCTACGCAACCGCTTTACTTAATACCCATGTTCGACAGCATCTCACTCAATGGCATTACATTCATTCACAGGTGTAACTGGTTCAATCAGAACTTCCGGTACTACAACCGGAGCATTAGTGGGGTATGTGCAGGGAGACTTCACATTGGCCGCTGCTACTGGAAAATATGTTGAACTAGGGTCATCTTATGCAACTGCGAACACAAGAGGACTGAAATCAGCAAGCGGGTCATTATCCGCCGCATGGGGAATAAAATCTTCAGAATTACATGACATGTTAACCAATGACGAAGAGTTTGAGATTAGATTTGCAGCAGCCGGAACACAGGCAGTGGGAACAACATCTGGAACTAAAGTTTTCACATTAAGCAACTGCGTATTTACTGACCTAGCAACAGAAGGTCTTGAAGCAGGTGGCGAAGGTCCATTATTACTCAATGCTTCATTTGAAGCGTTAACTTGGTCGTACACTGCGGCTGACAGTTGAGACGGTGATTAAACATGACATGGATAGATAATATAATTGAACAGGCTTCAGAACCGATAATAGTGGTTGTAAAACATTTGAACATAGGAGTGGATGAGATAAAGTGTCTCCCCCTATCTGTAAAAGAATACAACGGCTTGAAACAGAACCCAGAACTAATAGGACTGAATGAAGAAGACCGAGCAGAAAGACTTGGAATGCTCATGGTTTTTGAAATGATGCTAAAGTGCGACAAAGAACTCACATGGGATAGTTTTCAAAGGATGCCCTTAACAACCATAGGACAACTAACAACTGCAATAATGGGAGCAGTTAACGTCCCTTTAGAATAATCGAAGAGTATGCCGAGTCTGATGAAGGTCAATTCCTCTTCGCCCTCTTAGCACATCTCGGCATGAGTATAATAGAGTGGAAAGAATTAGACCCTAGAGAGGCTCATTTCCTTATAACCGCCTTCTCTGTAAAGAACCGTAAGGAGTCTGAACATAACCGTAAGGCTAGTCAAAGGGCTAGAGCGAATAGAATGGTGGGAAGATAATGGCAGAAGTAACAACCATTATGACAAGGGTTACGGCTGATACCACATCCTTTCGTAAGAACATGTCTGCTGTAGGTAGGTCTCTACTAGCAGCAGGTGGAAAAGTATCTCGTTTGGGTACGGTGATGAATGCTAATTTCAAAGCAATCGCTCTTTCAGCCAGTGCCGTCGGTGCATCTCTGACAGCAGGGTTTCTCAAACAATCTTCTGAACTATTCATTGAGTTTAACGATACGCTAGTCCGTACACAAGCGGTTATGCAATCGACAGGCGAAGAAGCCATGACGCTTGAGAATACAATCAGAGACATAGGTAAGTCAACAAGATTTACTGCGTCTCAAGCAGCACAGGCAGCCGAGGTTCTGGCTATTGCAGGTGTTTCATTTAATGAGATGGTTGATGATGAAGTTATTGACAAGTTAGTGAAGTTCGCTATCGCAGGTGGTACTGATATTCAGACTGCTACTACAATTGGTGTAGCGTCGGTTAAGGCGTTCCGTATGGAGATGGGACAATTGAACGAAGCAACTGACGTTCTTGTTAAGACATTTACAAGTGCAAACGTGGATGTAGTCGGTCTTGGAGAAGCAATGAAGTTCGTTGCTCCTGTTGCAGCAGCGGCAGGTATTGGAATTGAAGAAACAGCAGCGGCTATCGGTGCGTTAGGTAATGCAGGTCTACGTGGTACAGTGGCAGGTACAGGTCTGCGTATGTCCATCAATAAATTATTGAAACCAACTTTCGATGCTAGAAAAGTTATCAATGACTTGAACTTAGAAGTATTCGTTTTATCTGATGCAGGTAAGACTGCAAATGCATCATTGAAAGCCACTATGAACCAAATGGATGTAACAGCACGTATTACATCCCGTCTAACTATGGAAGTCAATAACTTACAAGGCGAGTTAGATGATTTGGCTATGGCTGAGAGAAAGAATCAACTCTCCATCTCAGAGATTAGATTTAGAGCGGCGCAACAACAAAGAGAGTTGAATCAATCTGAAATAGACCAAATCCGAAGGTTAGAAATGGCTAATGAAGAACTTAGTATAACATCTCAAAAGAGAACAATAGAGTTGATGGAAACATCCGATGCTATGAAGAAAGCCGAAGAAAGACAATCATCATTGAAGAAACGGTCTGATGAACTAATCAAAACAGTTGAGATGCAAACTATGGGTCTGACTTCATTGACGGACTTACTTCATCAGATGCGTGATGGTAATATTACTGCGGCTCAAGCACTGGAGATATTCGGTGTTCGTGGTGGTACGGCTGTTCTTTCATTGATGTCTCAAGTAGATGCTTTCGATGAACTTGTAGCAGCAAACAGAACTGCGGCAGGTACAACAGAACAATTCTCTACCACACTACAACAATCATCTTTTGAAGCATTGCGTGTTTTCAAATCACAGATTGAAGAAGCGTCAATTACTCTCGGTGTTCATTTCGTCCGGGCTTTATTCGATGTCGAATATCAAGGACAGAAAACTACGGGTGTCCTTAGCGACTTCGGTAAGACGTTGAACGAACCGGGTGGTGTAGTTGAACAATTGACACCGCAGATAATTGCATTAGCAAATACTCTGAAAACAAATCTACCTGCTGCAATCGACGTTTTAGTCGCTACTGTACCTTTGTTCGTAGAAGTCTTGTCGGCAATAGCAAGAATACTACCTGCACTAGCATTGTTGGGTCGAATATTAACGGCTATTGTGACTCCATTAGTAAGACTGTTTGGTATGTTCATGGATGTGGTTGATGCGGTTCTTACATTCGACGGTTCACTAAAGGGGTTAGTGAAAATATTTAGTACACTTATTACTTTCGTATTGGAAGCAATAGTTATATTCTCTGGGGTTGGATGGGTCTTGAGGTCTCTCGGCGTTTTCTTTGAAGGAACTAATGAAAAAGCGTCTAAGTTTTTCCACACTCTAGCCGACTTTGCAGGGTTGGCAAAGGGTGGAGCAAAACTATTCATGATGTTGGGTAAAAGGTTGCCCGGTCTAGGACGTTTGTTCAAAGGTGCAAGTAGTGGAGCAGGTTCTTTCTTGAAGAGTCTTAAAATCTTAAAAGGCCCAATCAACACTATATCGAAGTTGGTTGCTAAATTGAAAAACTTACTCCAACAACTTGGCGGAGTCTTGAAGAATAATCGTTTTACAAAGTTCTTCGGCAAGGTGAGAAGTGCATTAACTGACAGTCGTTCTTCTGCTCAAATAGCAAATAGTGTTGAAAAAACCAATCGAAGAAACTTAGCACATGCTATGGGGAATCAAGGCATGGGTGGAACAAAAGGATTGACACCCGACCAAGTGAACGCAGGGCTACGGGCTAGAGGTATTCCAGTAAAGGATATGCCTCTCTTCGCCGCAGGTGGTATTGTGTCAAAACCAACAATAGGTATGATAGGTGAAGGTGGAGATAGTGAAGCAGTTATTCCTTTGACAAATAGTAAACTAAAACAAATTGGAGTAGGTATCGCTGATGCAAGTGGTGGCATGGGTACTAACATCTCTATTGGCGATATTGTGATTAACGGTGATGGGTTGAACAAGCATGAGATACAGGCTATGATTGAACGTGAACTACCAAAAATCATCAACCGTTCAATGAGACGGGGAGCACAGGGGGTTATCTGATGGCACGTTCAACACAGAATATTGACAAGCCTTTCTCTCGTATCAAGAACGGGCTTGCCGAACTTCAACCTATGTGGCCCGCATACGTAAAAGGCGACGGTGGGTTAACCGTTGACCCTCAGATATTCCGCTCAAACTTCGGACCTACAACACCGTCTCTAAGCGGCCTCGTAGATGACGTTGCCAATACACCCGGTATTCGAGTTGAAGCAATCAATGATAATGGAACAGATGCAGGGACGGAAACCGACCCCGCAGGGATAGAGCCAACTCTTACTATCTCTGGCTCTGGTGGCTTCAAGCCAATCTGTACGCTTACTCATGCTGATTCTACTAAGACATCAGTCTTTCTCATTGCTCCAACATCTGCACCCACTGATTCATTTGGTTTGTATGATAATGACTATACTGCTGAGAAGAGAACAAGCCCAATGCAGGGTGAGGTTGGTGTAGGCACTGAGCATACAAGAAGTAACGGTCCATATCCAGTCTTTATGACAATTCAAGAACTCACCGAGTTTATTGATGACTACCGTCATATCGGTCAACTCAATGCAAGTAAGCCTTCATTCTTACCACATGGGGTCGAAGGTAGAGACAGTCATGTAAGTGCGACAAGTGCTAACCCTGTACATGGGGCTGACCCTCGTATTGAATGGATGGTAGATACCAACAGTGAGTCTGCATTCGGCCATGCTGACATACCTGCAACTTCTCCTTACAGAGCAACTGTTTTCCATCCAATGTTGCTTGACGTTAATCAGTTTCATAAAGACATATCCGGTGCTACAATAAAAGTATCAAGTGGTATAAGAAATGGGTCAACATCAGCACAGTATTTTCCTAATGGAATTACTAGATATGACTCTGACCCAAGCGGTCTTGATTCTTCAACAATAAAATACAAAGTATTCGGTAAGTCTGGAGACCACTTGACGGGTCTCCTTCATGCTAACCTTCATGCTAATTTACCGAACAGTAATTATTTTCAATCATTTGATTCAACAGCAGTGCCTTCACCAAAATATAGAATGAAAATGGCACTGGCTTGCTTTCTCAAAGACGGCACTTACTCATTGAATGATGGTGTAATTGTTCCTTATGTCTACGACCAAACAAGACATATCGGCGGCACAGTGACAAGTACGCTCTATTCTATATGGGATGGATTACACGGCTACGGCAGTGAGGATGATGCTACTTACTATTCAAATGATTACCTTGAGACAAATGATTGCTCGGCTCAGATATTCCCATTCTTTGACTTCACTCAAGGACCACTTGCCCCCTCTGCTCAAGGCAACAACTGGACCAACGAACAGATGACTGCTAGGCATACAACCACTACAAATGCAAATGGTGTGTTGAACACAATTATTGCTCCACCGCCTCATAGAATGGCAATCTTAGGAATGAAGAAAACGGGGTCGTTAATCACCGTGTTTTGCGACCACATGGACACCACTGAAGATACTGCTCTACCTGCGGGGACACCTATTTATTTAGAAAATAATAACGCAAATAATTTTGGAACTACTAACAAAGCAACATTCCCAACCGCAGAAAGAAAACTATGGCCCGATAGATGGGGCTTGAGAGGTAATCAAGATGGTTCAGATACTTATGAGGATTCAGACGACTCCACTGATGTAGGACGCTCCTACAACGGTTGGTGGATAACTAACGCTGATGCTACAATAACTACGGGCAATTCAGACGCGGATTGGCAAGCCGCCGATGCTCCGGCAGGTATGTATGATAAGTCGGGTCAAACAATAGCAAATGGTTATGGCGGGACAACTCGTTCTTTTGTTGCGTTTACATTCAAGACTGCATTGTTTGAAACAGGAACGGATTTGAATGAAGTTATCTTATTCAATAGAGGTGATGCTTACCTAAGAAGGGGCATGGTGGGTGGTTCAGAACAGAAATACTTTCACACTCCCGATGCAGATGACAATGCAACAGCAGGGAATATCTTTGGAATTGAGAAGAGAGATGCTAACGCCGAAGGAAGTCCTTCGCATTCAGAACTTGGAACAGGATTTCAAATTGGTGTTTCACAAATGGACAGCAATGTTCCGGCAAGGAGTTCCGTAGATGCAACTTACCCCGGTAGACCAACAATCGGTGAGAGAAGTTTACCCTCAGTTGATGGAAAACATAGAGATGGAAAAGTTGTGTTACGTTCAATTGGTATAGTCACTAAAGATGTCGATGGTAAGATATTATCTGCTCCGAATACATACAATGAAGGTGATGGTGCTTTACGTATTCCGTCTCCATTGGGGTATGATTTATCGGATAGATACATTACTGTAAGCGGCAACTATAATGATAGATTGAGAGCCGATAGTGGTTTTCCTAGACTGAATGGTGAGTATGGTCATGACAAGTGGTTGTTCCGAGGTGTAAGTACACCATTCTGGTCTTATACTGATACTAACACTGGCCGTCGAGCATGGGATTACATTAAGCCAGTGGGAACTGCTCTTACTACAAGTGGAACTTGGACGTATGGTAGAAATCGTCCTTGGCCCGGACACGAAAGACTTGGTACTCGATTATCTATGAGTCCTACGTTGCTACGTAGCACTGACCATTCTGCAACTTGGACAGAGAGTGTGTCGGGAGATGTCGTCTCGGCTAGAAGTTCAACTACTAAGTATGGACTTTCAGAGATGGCCGCATCTCCGGTTTATCTTGACGCTGAGATTACTGCGTTCTTCCCCGCTAGACCAAATAGAATGATTATGGTTGAGTTTGATGGTAATGAAGAACACCCAGTATTCGGCAGACATTCTATGGTTATGGACACCCCTGCTCATAATTATGGTATGGGGTTAGAGCCTATTTGGGACGGGAATATTGACGGTATATCTCAATTGACTGACCCAACATCAGTGAGTGGAACTGCATTGACTATCCCAACTAACAGTGATAAGAGATTCTACACTAGGTTAACAGCCGCCCAACATAATGGTGAGAATGCCGGTCCTTTCCGTAGTGGTTATTTTGATTCAGACGATGTAGCGGTGACTGCCGGAACAGTGAAAACTGTACCCGGCCTACATAATATGAAGAGATTATTTTGGAATCATACACCTAATGCTACTGGTAATAAATCAGCAGATGTGGGGGTGTTTGACGTAAAGAACAGGTATGCACGTGTTAAGGCTGATAATGCCTATCCACCTTCTTCAATATACAATAGACCCGCAGTATGGATGACTGGTGGGCTACCACACTTGACAACAAGTGGAACATGGACTGGATTCGTTGACCTTGATGGAGATGATACATACAACCTACCCGGCACTGGTGGGTTTGGTAGGTTAGGAAATGGTTTTGGAACTTCAAATTACTTCACATTCTCTGAAGGCACTAACACATTACGGACAGTCTTTAATACAAAGGGAATGACTTTCCTTTGGAATGGGGAAGTTGTTGGAACTGATGTATCATGTAGAACTCCAGTATGGGCCATGTCAATCAAATCTTGCGACATAGCAACATTCCCAGTGAGAACTCCAATCGCTCATCCATCTAATTCAACCGACCACTGGGCGAACCACTGGGCCGAAGGCGACCCTGCGGTAATGCACACTGGAACAAGAGATTACAACAGAGACGATAGAGTTGCTTTTACGGAACATCAAGGTGCAAGATACACTCTTTACCTTGGTGAAATGACATATGCTACATCGGGGACTTCACTCTCTAGGAGCGTTAGTACACCTTATGCTTTCGATACTGACTCTACATTGAATGCCGCTATGATTGCCCGTCTAACTGACTTAACGGCAACCGAAGCACAGTTTGTTGTATTTACCTCTGACAACTTTGCAGGGACACCATTCACAATTGGCAAACAAGTCATCACTGAGTCCAGTGGAACTTTATCTATCAACGTGGGTAGTGCTACATACATATTCACGATAGGGGGTAGTCCACCTACTTGGGTTAATAATGCAACGTATCATGTTTTTGTGTCATTACAAGGAGAGCCAATCACACCCGATTCAATTCCGATTACATCATTGAATGGTTTCACACAAACAAGTTATTTCGAGCCAGAATATCCCGCTAGAACTCTTTTACACGTACCTGCCGACCCTACGGACTTCCTTGACTCGAATGGTGAGATAACCCGGTTGACGAATCCAACTTTGCAGAAGTCGAATCAAGATTTACAAATCGACTCTATGACATTACGTCAATTACCAACAGACAGTATGCTACCATTTACAGTTGATTCAATTAAACAACAACCTTCGACAACGGTAGCAAGATATACTAAACTGAATATCTATGCTAGGAATATAGACAAGGCGAAAGGGATGGACGTTAGAGTTACTTTACTAGAACCCCCAGTGGTTGCTACAATAGACCAAGAGGCTTCTACAACAATAGATGGATTCATAGACCGAGAATTAGATTATACTGGTGGAATAGGAACACTGGACTTGACTGGTTTGCCAAGCAGCGTGGTCGCTAATGGTTTCGTCGTGAGGTTTAACTTTTATATACCTTCCGTTTCTGATACCTTACTACATCCTATCGACTGGTCTGCTATTCCTTATGTTACTTCATGGGACGTTGAATATGATGAGAAGCCGACAGTCGATATAGCAGTTATTTCAAACTCATATGACGGCAGCACTGCGACAAGTGTTGTTGAGGCATCAGACACTACATTCGCAACAAAGGTAGGACATGTGATAACATTCAGAGTGAGTGGTGCTACAACAGATGAAAACCGCACCATCTCTGAGTTTAAGGTTGAGTATGGCGACGGGACAGATAGTGGATGGGTAAAAGTAGAAACCCCTGCGACAAGTATAACTCAAGATATATCGTATGTTTATACAACAACAACTGGAACAAGAAACGTAAAAGCGTATGTCAAAGATGATGTGGGTAATGAATCAGTTGCTTCAGACCCTACGATAACTTACACTATTGTAAATGCCGAACCTATTGCTATCCTTAGAGCAATACCAACAATGGTAAGAGCGGGACAAGCAATTCGCCTCGACGCATCTTCTTCGTATTCGATTAATTCATCGGCTTCACTTTCAACTTACACTTTCAACTTCGGAGACGGTTCATCTGCTGTTTCTAGTGGTACGTCATATAACGACCATACTTATGCAGAAGCGGGTGAGTTCCTTGCTACACTTGTTGTCGTGGATTCTAACGGCACATCTTCGGCTACTGCTAAGGTAGTTGTGAAAGTATTACCTGCAACACTAATCATCCCATTAACATTGAATACAAAGCCTTCATCTTTCAGTAGAAGAAGAGTCGCCAACTTTACTCAGACACCAGTCTTAGATGCTGTTTATCCCGAAGTAACTGACCGAGGGCAGAGAGTTGATGAGTTTGAAATGCAAGGAATATTCCTTAAAGAAACTGAGAATACTGATATTGAGTTTATGGAAGAGTTGTTACAAAGCGGTGCATTGGTTGAGTTTGAATATGAAGCAGTTAATTTCTCTGGACAGGCAACTAACAAGACCTTTGTAGGAAGAATGGTTTCATTCAACTATCAACGTCAAGGCGGCAATGTAGGGCAGACACCTTACACTGCGGTATTCGTTAGAGAAGCAGGTCTGGGGGCATGATGAATGGCTTATTCCCCAGTCGATATGAGACCGCCAGTTGGTGCAGAACCGGGCTTACCGTTGACATCTATTGTTGATGCAACAGGTACATTTCGAAACACATTCTCTCCTTCACAACCACCTACAACAAACGACTTACTGCTAAACATTTCTCCCCCATCTTTGAACAGTGAAATGGGTTGGTTGGAGATGTCTCAAATAGAAGGTGTAACAGTAACAGGTTCTCATCATGATGCCTCAGCAACAAGTGTTTCAGTTTCGGGAACAGTCATGACTTTCACCGAAGCAGGTAGGTTCGGGGCGCACAGTAGAAGAACTGAAACAGGTAATCAACCTGCTAACCATACTTTTTCTATCAAGAGAGATACAACTTCAATCCCTGCCACAGATAATCAGTTGACTCTGGGTAGAACTACAACTAACGGTGCTCCTTTGAATATCGCTCATTACGCAGCAACAGTTGTTCCATCGAACGGACTTGGGATTTCATTCGGCTCGTTTCACAACACTGCGTATTCAGTCATTGGTTTCGTAGCAGACCGCTCAGATAAATCGGTAAGTGATATGGCTATGTTTGATAGAGCCGAAGAGAGTGGACCAACTTCTTCATACTGGGGGATTAACTTGGGTGCAAGACAAACCGTATTGGCTAGTGGTACATCGTTAACATCCCCAACAAGCACTGAATCTGCTACTGAAACTTCTAACATTCTGACTAACTATTCGACTATTCAAGTACCGAGAGTTATTGAAGACAGTGATGCTTTACCATATTCTATTGGTGCAGTTGAAAGAGGCAATCATGTTGTCGTCGATTCATGCGGTCTTGTTGGCTACGAAGGTGCGTTAGTTGTTACTGCGTTTCATAGTGTGCCAGAGGATGAAAACGATGAAACATATTCTGGGTTGAATGTTCAAGTTCATTCGGGTCAAACTCTACTAAGAAATGGTAAGTGGTATAACGATTCTACCTTAGCCACTGGTTCACGATATAACTACACAGACGGTACGCCTATATTTCCACTACAAGAAGCACTAGGAACTGCTGCTAGACGCTCTGGGAAGTCTGGAGATACCAATGACAATCAAACTACATTTATGACAGGAAGAAACATTAGAACCGCTCCTAGTACGGCTTTTGGAACTCAAACAATCAGCAGTCGAACATCTGTTCAATCTAAGGCTAGTGGTAGAATATATGGAGACATAACAGGAACAGGTGCTTGGTCTAAGACAACTGCAATTTCCTCAACCTTCCTTGCTGATAAAGTTCCGACCCGTGTTAAAGTTGTTCCTTCGATTCTTCGTTATGAAGATGTAACAATCGAGGGGGTTGCATTTCGAAAACCAATTGTTGACTATCATATTCTAGTATCAGTTGTCAATACCCCGAAAACGGTTAGAGCAAGTGGGACAGTTGACTATACAAGAGGCGCACCAACATTAGCCCAGTCTCACATTCCAGCAAACTATTCTGAAGATAGTGTAACAATATATCATGCTATATTCAGACTCGACCCAACACTTACAGGCGTTAAATTAGGAACTACGGCCCAATCAAAACAAGTAACACAATCTGCATGGGGGTTACATCAGATGACACCATTCAGACCCTTAGCAAATCCATCATGGGCGAGAATACCAAAGTTATGTGGAACAATAGAGCCGGGTGGATTCTATCAACAAGGTGGCATTTCACATCTATGGGACGCAGATGCTTACGGTGGAGAGTTGCTTGTAGGGGCAGATGCTATCGACGCATCGGACTTCAACTCGGCAGTTTGGGGTAACGGCCAAGTATGGGCTGACGGGGGCAGTGGAGCAGCAGGTAATCCTAGAGGCAGCGAACTACTACTATTCAAGTGGACAGCCAACAATGACGCTCTATACACCGAAGATGCTACCACAGCAACAGACAATCCATTGTATAATCTATTAGTGGGTAAGTCTGAATCTCTCGATGCTAGAACTGGCATTTCTATCTCTGAATATATGTATCAATGGACTATCCATGATTGGGTGTTTCCTCAAGTCGAACTAATGAGATACTTAGGTCAAGAGAGAAAAGACCGGGCCAAACACCCGGACCACACATCCTACGCAGAATCGTTGCTTCATCCGACAATACATTGTTCGTCATTGCGAATCATGGAAGATGGAAAGATGATGATGGCTGCGATTCACCGAGATATGATAAGTAATACTGGGGAATATCCGAGTCCCGACATTAACCCTTGGCCTTGGAATCCCGATGGTTTTTCCAATCCATGCCCGCCGGGTTTCTATTACGATGATGCTGCTAAAACATGCAACCCGATACAAGATGAACAGAGCGACCCACTTAGCGGCACTGGTGATGCTGTTTTACAGCATCCAGAGCCAGTGTTGAACTTCGGCAGTACGAACAACTACACTGGAACAAACTTCGGTGCTGTTCCACCTTGGGGGCAGATGGTTGCTAACTCAAGTGCAAGAAGTCTGATTCTATTATGGTCGGACACCCCTGCAAAGAATGGCAGGGTGCGTGAAGGTAAGGCAATGTTCGACATCAAATATTCAACAGTTGACGGGGCTAGTAAAGGAACACAAAACTGGATAGAAGATGATACGTGGTGGAGTGGTTCTCGAATTGCTTATTGGTTTCCCGAATCAGCACAAAGGGCGATACCGATTACTTACGGCTCATATCCAGAAGGACGTTGTTCTCATGCGGTCTTACCTAAGTGTCTCCCTCACATACTAAGTGATGGTTCTATTTTACATGGTTATCCTTACAGACAAATGACTGACCGTGTTTCTTATCTTGGGTATGACGACATAACCACAGAGAAAAGTGGAATAGATGCTTGGGCTGTTGATAGATACCAACATTTGAGAAAGACTAGGTTCATTCCTACAACCATTGGTTTTGCTGATTTCGGCTCATCTGCGAGTCCATTCTGCGAGTTTGGGTTCAATGGGTGGGCTTTCCCTGCGGCTCTGTATAACACACGTTCCTATGACACTACGTCGTATTCAGAGGGCGACACTGACGCACCATTCTCAGACTTACTATCAACAAATGCTGCTAGAAAATTAGTCGGCCCTCTCGGTGGGTTCTCACATTTCGGCCCTCTTCATTACGGTCTTTCATCTAAAGCACACCCGTACAGAACTGATAGAACTTGGAAACAGGTTCACGCTGGTCTAGGCTACGACATTCCTTTACATCTACTTGCACCCGGTCAAGTTCACGTCCGGGCTAGAGCAGGTGGAAAAGGAACTCTTGATTTAGAACTTGAAACTCCATTCTCAAGAACGGACACCCTTCACTTAGAAGGTGCGGCAGGTTTGTTATCTGGTTTTGATGCAGCAGGTGATGGTGGGACTATCGGTCAATCTTACTTACGCACTAATCTATGGGCTGATACAGCAAGGAGAACAACTAACAGTGGTAATGTTCTTTACAATGATATTCTATTACCAAATGAGTTAATGGGTGGCCCATTCGTAAGTGGTAATTCTTTATCTGCATTCTGGCTTAATCACCCAACAGACCACTTCCACGCAGGGGCTATCCCTGTTATGACAGGCAGTGATTACGACTGGGATAAAGTCTACACTGCCGGTTATCCACATGTAACATTGGCTAGAGCACAGGAACTTAGTAAGAAGGACTGGGTTGCTGTATCTGAACAATTGAAATCATCAGTCGAGGTACACGTATCTAATCACGTAAGACCATATTGGGATAGTGGTAGTATAGTCAATGCAACAGGAATAATATCCTCACAGGGTAATGTTACTGCGAATAGAAAAGAAATGAATGACAGTGCGAGTGCTACCGGAGCAACTGACGGCTATCTTGGCAAGGGTCAAAGAATATTGAGAACACCCGATGGGACATTGCATCAATTTACAATTGCTCCATCGACTAAGGCAAGCCGAGGGAATCAACCTACGTACGTACATTACACCAAACCACCGGGTTCAGATTTATTCTGGAATCGACACGCCGAACAACTTGGTGCAACAACAACTGGTCTTGATGAAGTCCTACTTATTTCAGAGATAGGTAGTTCTGCGCTTGACACTAATGATAAGATATACGGAGCAGCATTCGCCTCAGACAGTCTAGGAACAATACACGCTGTTATCGAAGTAGCAAGGGATGATTCTGCTAGTATAACAGGCGCACCGATACGCAGACTCTTCTATACATATGCAACTAGAAACATAGTCGCATCTTCACCGGACCACGTGTATAAGTGGGACTGGACGACTGTTACACCAATCAACATCTCAGCAACTAACAATCCATACACCACTGGAGATAACATGATGCAACCGACTTTAGTATGCGACTCTAAGGACAGGCTTCACTTGTCTGCGGTTCATTACCGGGAGAGTGCCTCAGAATATTCAGTCGTCTATTCAATCAAAGAACCGAATGCAAGTTGGGTTGCACTTCCGAGCGGTAGTCCAACAACTTGGGATGATGGAAGATGGGTTTCAGTTGACAACACGACATCAGGTAGAATAGACTCACCTAAGTTGGCTCTTAGGGGCGACGACATTCCTTTCATCTTCTTTAGAAAAGATAACAACACTGCGAATGCTAAAGTGTATGCTTGTCAAGGCGACTTAGGCTCTGGCACAGTGCATACTTTCGGAAGTCCACTTTACTTACATGAAAATGATGCTGATGTATGCGACTGGTATGATGCAATCATAAACGAAGAAGATAGGATATATGTAGTCTGTAGGTTAAGTAAAGTCGATGACATTGCTGCTAACGATGTAATGATAACTGCCATGAATGCTAGAGACGTATTGTCATCAACAACAAAGACTGTAAAACATATTTTTCATCCAATCTCCGGCGACCCATTCGATATATCCGACATGACAATGACAACTAATGGAAATGGGAATATTCACATCGTCGTTAGATGGCGTAGTAACCTACAATATACAACAGTGCCTACTCCAGAAGTTGACGGTGCTGCACCGCTTAGTTGGCCCGCAGTAGTTGACTCATCACCTATGACTATTGCAGGTACATCCGGTGTATGGACACAACGCTCACACTTCATGGAGATATGGCTTCCTTCTTTCGAGTTTGATGCTGCTACTGCTGATGAGAATGTTATCCGTTCTATGAATGTTCGTTGGCTATCTGTTCCATCAGTAAAGACTGACGGGACTGAATGGACTATACTAGGTGCGGCTGAAACTCTTGCAGGTAGTGAGGATTTCACTCACGATGCACCACAGTTACGTTACCAAAGATTCTGGGGACATAATGCGGCAGACCTAGACTTGGCTTGGACGACTAACCCATTGGCTTGGTACAGAACTCCACATGCAGGGTCGTCTTTGTACTGGCCTTGGAGTGGGGCTTTGATAACCCGCATAGGCGACCAAGATGCTGTGAGTGGTACTACTAACCGTCATGGGTTTTAGGCTTGTGAAAGTGTAGAACAGTTATCCTTATATACCAATGCACACTCCGATAGAACATGGAAGCAAGAGAATACTGGCAGACACGAAGAGAAGGAAAGAAAGAAGAAGGCGAGACGTACGCTGAGTACATCGTTAGAGAGTTAAATATCTCATTAGAGCATTTTGGCCGCTCTGAAAGAGCCGAAGTTAGAGACGACCATGTTTACTTCTGCGGTATGACTGTCTTAGAACACTGGGCTGACTGGTGCGACGACCGCCCTGCATCTTGGGTATGTTCCGACCACACTAACCCTAATGAAACTGTTATCTGGAATCACCGCGACCACGAAGGTGAAAAATGGTCTGGTAGTTTCAACGTATGGCATCAGTTCGTAGTATCAACACTCTGCCACATCGAAGGCTGTGGTTGGACTGCTGACTATCGAGACGAGGACGCTTGGGTGTTCGACCCTATCGCTAACCCACCGTATGAAGGCCACACAATAAGCGTGCAAGAATTGGCTTCACTTATGGCTTAGACTTCTGCGACAAGCACTTCGGTTGTTAGGACTAACCCTGCAATCGAAGCGGCTGTCTCCAGTGAGTTTTTGACAACCTTGGCAGGGTCAATAACACCCTGTTCAATAAGGTCTCCAAACTCCAAAGTCTTGGCGTTTAGACCGTAGTTAGAGTCATTCATTTCTATGACCTGCTCTAGTGCCTCTGAACCATCAACCCCTGCGTTAAAACACAACTGATGAAACGGCTCTGCTAGTGCATCATGTACCATCATCATACCTAGCCATTCGTCGCCTTCATGGTCGTCTGAGGCATCTAGTATCTCATCTCTAGCACGTAGATACATGATAGAGCCACCTACTACTATCCCCTCTTGTAAAGCGGCTCTAGTAGCGTTCAATGAATCATCTACACGTGCGATTCTTTCTTTCATCTCTGCCTCGGTCTTACCACCGATGTGTAATACTGCAACACCGCCGGAAATCTTACCTGCTCTTGCTCTCAATGCCTCTGCTTCCCAATCAGTTTCAGCGTCTTTCGATTGAGCGATAAGTGCTTCTTGTCTTTTCCGAATATCACTCTCTGTACCACGACCACCAACTATTGTTGTTTTCTTCATCGAACATGAGATTGAAGACGCACCACCTAAAGATTCTATTCCGTTCCTTTGAGTTGACATTCCCTTACTGGAGAAAATCGGAACTGCTCCTACAACCGTAGCAATATCGGTGAGTATTTCTTCACGTGAATTACCAAATGAAGGTGCTTCTACTGCTGCGACTTCTAAGATACCACGTGAAGCATTAAGGGCGAGCGTAGCCAAAGCCTCACCTTCCATCTTGGTAGCGATAATCAAAAGTGGTCTTTTCATCTCTACTGCATAATTTAGAACATCAACAATTTCTTGAGCGGTTCGAATAGTTTCATCAGTTACTAAAATCAAAGGCTTCTTCATCGTCGTTTGTTGTTTTTCCGAGTCGGTAATAAAATGTGAACTAAGTAGCCCCTTAGTAAACTCAAGTCCGTCAACAATTTCTAGCGTCGTATCGAGACCATTCGATTCTTCAATCGAGACAATCCCATCTCTTCCTACTGTTTGGAATGCTTGTGAAATCAGAGAACCAATTGCTTCATCATTATTGGCTGCTATTGTTGCTACATGAATCAAAGACGTGTCGTCAACATCGGAAGCCGCATCTTCGATTGACTTAACTGCTATCTCAACTGCCTTATCGAATCCTTTCTTAATGTGTATTGGATTGCGACCTGTTTTCATTTCAACTAATCCTTTATTGCATAATGATTGAGTTAGGATAGAGGCGGTAGTTGTTCCATCCCCTGCATTATCTTGAGCCTTACTCGCTGCTTCTTGAATAAGACGTACACCTAGATTCGCATATGGGTCTTCTTTCATATCAATGTCTTTAGCAATAGTAACACCATCATTAATTACAACAGGTGAGCCATATTGTCTTTCTAGTATTACAGTTCTAGCAGCAGGTCCTAATGTTGGCTTAACTGAATTGGCAACTTCATTTATTCCTCTCATTAATGCTTCTCTTGCTTCTTCACCATATATTGACTTCTTCATTCAATCACCCCTATTATATTCATTATTTTAACCATCAAGCAAATATTTCCATTCCACTGTAGTGAAGTCCCACAGTCTTTTTCTATCAAAACAACATCTCCTTTTTTGTATTCACTTTCTTTACTAAAAGGAGTAATTTCTTCTATTACTCCAAAGCCATACGACGCTGCTTCGTCTTGTATAACTATTCCACTTGTTGTTGTTTGTTCGGGCATCCAACGCTTAACTAGAGCATATCCTTTTGTCGGTGTTAAAACTCTCACAGACGGTTCGAGTCCTAAGTGTAATATTAAGCATACGGTAAATAACTTTAGTTTGCCCTGTATAAACATGGATGATGAGGCCGAGCGGTATGTTCGCATCGTTAGAGACCCTATTGACGATGAGTTTGTCATTACTCCGCCGGATAATCTCAAAGATTTCGTTGAGGAATTAGGGCAAGACCCACGAAGACCGAGGACGGCGATTGCTCGATTCGTTTCTCGAACATGGGCTGAAGTTCAGTGGTTGAATTACAGAGCAAGAGATACGGTAGCGGAACACGCTATGACCGTCAATGATAAAGAAGATATTAACAGACCCGCTCATTATCCAGCAGACTTCGGTCTCGGTTTAATCCCACATCCAAATACGATGACTGTTCTTTCAAATCAATGGACGACGGGTGGACCAACAACTTACTGTTATACTAATCTTGCATCACCAAAACCATTCGACCCTCATCTTCACAACGGCTACACCGGGGCAACTGACGGCTTCGGTTATCTCTACGCATCTGCGTCGTTATTCCCAGACCAATACGATTTGACAAGCAGACGTGGCGGTGGACCACGTGGCGGTTTTGCATTTACAACAGGACCGACCGAAGGCAACTATCCAACATCAGTTTTACCAAACCCAACATTCAATCTAGGAAAATTGGGTTACAGTAACGGCGGTTGGAATCCAGAAGGTCTACAATGGATGAATAGACCGAGACAATTTCAATTAGGTAATCTAAGAAACAACTGGCCTCACAAGGTTTACTTCGTTAGGTCAAGGCAAGTTTTGGGACGAACAATATACGGGCAGATAGCAGAAGATGAGGCAACGCCAAAGACACCTGTTGTATTAGTTAATGGAATTAGACCCTTACATGGTGTCAAGTCAATTTCTTCAAAAGATGACTTGAACACACCACGACAAATTACAATCAACATATCATCCGTTGCGGGTCGAAGGAGCGGCATAGCAGAAGTTGGAGAAACGATTCAAGTTTACTTAGCACCACGAATGTGGTCTAATCCACCATTGATATTCACAGGCTATGTAGCAGGGATTGAAGAAACATCTGATAGTATTCGATTGACTTGTCTTGATGCACTGGGTTTCTTGACGAATGAATATATCACCGAACAACCTGCACATGCAAATGGAAACATTGCTACTATAATTAAAAGTATAATCGCCAATTCCAGTTACAACCCACCTATCGCCCGCATCATCTCTGACTTTCAATTTACTTTACCAACTGGTTTGAAGTTCAAGGGTAAGACGAGATTAGCAGCGATTCAAACTCTGCTGAGTTTTGTGAACTCTGGACCGATACAATATCAAATCTACGCAGACGCTTATGGTTACATTCACGTCGCCCAGAAAAAAGAACTTCACGATTCTAACTTCACCCCTTACACAGCGGGTCGTGTTCCAAAGACTACTGTTCCTCTCGACTTTTATCCAACTATGATTGAGAGAGTTACAAACGATGATGACTTCTTCAACAAAGTTACTGTTGAAAATGAAGAATTAGACATTAGTGCGACTGTCTCATTGACAAGTGAAAGACCTGTTCATCGGTACATCAAAGATACTAGCGTTACCACAGTTGCACACGCTGAAACTCTTGGTAGGCAAATACTGATGAGACAAGGAATTGCGTACAGTCAATGGATAGTAGAAGGTCTTCCAGAACGATTTGATTTGAGAGCGGGAGATATAATGGACTTCGCATCAATTGACGGTAGTCTAGCGGGTAGACAAGAATTATTTTCAATCGCTTGGGAGTTTTCAACTGACGACTCTAGTATGACATTAACAGTCGGAAAACAACCATCAGACATAGCGGCAACCATGAGGATGGCCGCCGGATTAAGTGTTCAGTAGGTCTTGGTCTGGTGTATTCATAGAGGTCGCCGCACCAGTCGTTCTCTGTATTGCGGGTAGTATATTTACCTATAAAGGTTTGCATGTATATAGTGTAATCATCCTATGTGGAACAAAAGGGGTCATCATTAGAAGTGTTTCCCCGTAGGGGGAAACCCTTCTACAAGAATTAATATAATTCCAATACCCCTTACAGGCACACACATACAAGGGTAGTGTATGTGTAACATCACTAGGGGAACACTCATCATTAAATCCCTATAGGCATAATGTTATATACCCACACCCCTTCCCGTATAACATGAGCAACCGAATAACAGAACTAATAACACAAATCAGAGAACTACCGGACAGGCCAACTTTAGAACCCGGAGACTGCTACATGCAAAGGTACGGAACAACTTCGGTCCGTGTATGGTCTTACAGAGTTCGACCATTGACATCAGTTGGAATCCCACGAAACTTAATCACATCGAGAGTTTCATATCACAGGGTCAACCAAGGCAGAAGCCGTTTCCCCGACACTATTTACGACTTAGAAGTTGAAGTACCTCATAACACATCAGCAGACGGTCGAGACTGTGTATGTGGTTGTAATGAATTAACAAATGAGTTGTATGCTGAGTTGGCGAATGAGGGCTTCAATGTCTACTGGGGCGGCAGAACCCACTGGTTAGACAGGTGAATTAATAATGGTGGGGTTGCACCCCCTATTTGCCCCGAAGGTAATACCTCAAAAAAGCCGAGGGGGTGCGTGTCCATCGGGGTGGGTTTAGGTTATTTCCCAATACATTAGCACGCATCTCTTCGCATCTCTAATACAACCCTCATTATATTGGTGGGGTATATCTGAACCATCATGGCCGTCGTGAGAATCAACATTCCAAGCAAATCAAAACTTCCAAATCTTTGGGATGAGATACAACCGGATTTTCCAATGCCTTCACCTAGAAAGTTTCAGAATGAAGCATTATCAGTTATCTATCACGCATTGAAGAAAGATGAGTTTGACAACATAGTTATTCAAGCCCCTACTGGAATAGGGAAATCAGCCATAGCCATGACCGTTCAAGCACAGTTTCAGTCTGCTTATCTATTGACTCCGAGCCTCGGCCTCGCAACCCAGTATCTTGCCGACTACGGTCATGTTGTGAAAGAAGTGAGGGGTCGCTCCAATTTTCCTTGTTGGGTGAAGAGTGGTACTGCTGACGGTGCTCCTTGTTGGACGAAGAGAGGTGGTTCTTGTCCACATTCGAAAGAGACCGACCCCTGCCCCTACTACGAACAAAAGTTCGCTGCCTCTGACGCACGAATCACCCTATCCAATCCGGCTTATTTGTTTAGGGTAATACAGGGCGACCAAAGATTTGAACAAAGAGACTTCGCTATTATAGATGAGGCACACAGGATGGAAGGATTTCTTCTTGACCTTCTCGGCACTAGAATATCAGAGAAAGACTGGCAAAAAGTACATGGTCCAAAATGGAACTTTCCAATGCACTATCACCCTGCCGACTGGCTTGATGATGTAAAGGACTTCGTGAAGTCTTGCGATATGCACCTCAAGGCTGCCGAGGATGAAGAAGATGATGTAAAGATAAAGGCGTTCCGTAGTATCTTAGAGAAAGGAACTACGATTCTCACACTTCTGCAACAACCGGATAACGTGGTTGTCAAAATGGATAAGACAAGATTCGGTAGGTTTGTTGAGTTCAAGCCAGTTCGGGTTCGTGATTATGCAGTTGACATGCTTGATTCAGTTGCGAGAAAAAGAATCTTCTTGTCTGCTACTATACTTGACGTAGATACGTACCTTCATTCTATGGGACTTGAGGACCAGAAAACTCTCTACATCAACATTACCGAAAGTCCATTCCCCAAAGATTGCTTCAACATTCATTATGCTCCCGTTGGCTCTATGTCATACTCGAAGAGAGATGCAACTATTCCAAAACAAGTCAAAGCAATAATCGGAATAATGGAAAAATATCCGAACAAGCGTGGTGTCGTTTTACCTCATACACATTACATAAGGAAGGGCATAGTTGAAGGTTTGAGAGCAGCAGGTTACGGAGACCGAGTTGTAACTCACGATTCAGATGCAGGGGGTCGAGATTCAGCCATTGATTATTTCATGACAAGTAAAGAAAACAACTTAGTTTTAATCTCGACTTATGTCAATGAGGGGTTTGACTTCAAAGGTAAACTAGCCGAGTGGTTGGTATTGTGTAAAGTACCCTATTTACCTGTTATAGACCCTGTTATATCGACTCGATTGACAGAAGACGAACATGCATGGCGGAGAAAGTATGAAGGCACTGAGGATTGTCCATACGAGCCACCTAGTAAGTATAGTAATGGGATGTGTGGTTCGTTCAGTTGTCCCGCTCCTTGTAAGAAATGGTACAACCTTCAAACTGCGTTGACTATCGTTCAAGGTGCAGGTAGAATAGTACGTTCACCAAAAGACAAAGGTCAAATATTCATCTTGGATTCTTCGTGGGCTAGATTCCAAAGGATGAATGCAGGTATGCTACCTGCTTGGTTCAGAAACAATATCGGACCTATGCCCGCATGGTTAAGGAGACACGTAGGATGAATAAGAAACAGTTGGTATTCAAAAAACGAAATCCAGATTTCATCAATGAGTTGAAAAGAAAGAGAGAGATAATGTGTTTTGTTATGCATGAAAACGGAGAACCGTTATACAAATCTGCCGAGGCTCTTTGGAGTAAAGTCAATCGACAATATCAAAAACATGGTTATGTCAAGAATAAAGCATGGATAGAGTGGATAGGTTTTCGAGAGTTATTCTGGGAGAGGCTTGTTGATTCTCATAACGATTGGATAAGTACACGTGAGGACATTCAAAGATATGCTACTATAAGCAAAAGAGCATCTATCATAATGGGGGATGAAGAGGAATGACAAGATACCTAATGAATAGGACAATACCGAACAAAGTCCTTGCTCCTTCAACTGAATCTCAACCCGCACGTGAGTGTGAAGTGGTGGGGTTGTTCACCCTACCCGAATGTCCTAATTGTAAAAGAAAAGGACCAGTTGATTGCATGGCTCTAGGACCGGGCAATTTGTGGCCGAATAGCGTAGTTATATGTGGAGACAATGACTGCGGTTTGTATTGGTCGCTAGTATCACAATTTCCACCGGACACAAAATGGCGGTCTGATGTAACACCTTAAGAGGGTGAGGATAAGGAGAGGGGGAATATGGTTCACGTAAGACAGTCAAGTGAAAACGCAACAGTGTATCACGTTGAAGAGATTGGTTATGATATAGTCTTGACTTTCTTGTCTGCGACAAAAGGCCGCATGGACTTCTCTGTATCTCTGAATGATGAGCCTAAAGGTAAAGTGAATGTCCTATCTCAATACAGTATCAAGCGTCTAGCAAAAGACTGTAAAATAAAAGATGAAGATTTCCAAACCAACTTACTCAAGGCGGGTCTTATTCTAAAGGATGGAGAATACGAAGCGGCAGAGTTTGTATCTGCTGAAAAGAAAGAAGCCGAATCATTGTATGGTGATATAGAAGATAAAGATGTAAACGATTTTCTTGGAGACGCTGCCTTACTAGATAAGGTGAATAAAATACTCCACGAATCAAGAGACATGCCGTTTGTCGGTGATGATGCTAATCTCATTCTCACATTCTTAGTTATGTTATCATGTAAAACAGATGCACCATTGAATCTCGAATTGATAGGTCAATCGGCATCTGGAAAAACATACATGACACTGACTGCTAGAAACGGTTTCCCCAAATCTATGTGCATGGTATTAGCGGGTGCATCGAGAGAAGCAATGAAGTATGACTATGATGAAATTGATGAGGACGGCAACTTCATTGTCAACGTGGATGGGAAATGTATTATCATCTTAGAGAAAGACGAATCGTTTGCATTCATTCAGAGGATGAAGCCGCTCATGTCCGGCGACGATAAGGAGTTGGTTTGGAAAACTCCGATGAAGAATGAAATGACAGGAGAGATTGAGACTAGAGATTTCATTATCAGAGGACAACCTGCTTTCATTACATTAACAACTAGAAACCCAAAAGAACAGGAACAAATCACAAGACAACTTTTGATGACACCTCAAACATCTGTAAGTAAAGTTGGAAATGTTGTTCGTAATCAATTGATGGCGAAGGCTCGACCCGAAACTTTCACCGTGAATCCATTGGTTCATACTTTACAAGCATCTATGCTATCCCTTAGAAAGAACAGAGTACGAAATATATTCGCACCTTTGTTGGCTGAGTTTTTCCCATCGAGAAATGCTCAACATCAGAGGGACGTGAAAAAAGTCCTATCAGTAATCGACGCAGTTACGTTATTACATAGTCATCAACGTCCAACACAGACTGACAAAACAGGAACATACATTCTATCTTCTATCGAGGATAATATTGTTGGCTTGTTATTATGCGACATTGTACTTCGTGCTTCATTGTCGGGTGTACCGGACGATGCGTGGAATACATTCTTGCAGATGCAAACAATGGCAGATTCAAAACGCCGACTCACAATTGATGCTATTCAACAGTGGTTAAACCTTCACGCATTCTCGGTTTCAAAATCTCAAATCAAGGAGAAGCATTTGCCTACATTAGAAGATGCGGGTCTCATCGAAGTTGCCAATCGAGGTGGTGGCCGAGGTGGTAGCCGCAAGACATACAAGATAGTTAAGTCGAGAGAAGGACTACTAGATACATATGCGCTAACACCATTATTCATAGAGGCGGTTCGAGATAATCTGAAAGATGTAATCGCAGACTTTTCAGATGTACTTGGAACATCAGAACGAGCGAAATCAATCCGAGCATTAACAAAAAACGAAGGTAAGATACTCCGTAGCATCGGATGTAAAACCAAAGAGGAATCTGAGATTTGGCGAAGTCTATTCTTGCCGAATTATTTCAGAACAACAAACAAAGGCAACTTACTATGGAAAATAATAGGAACGTCTGATAATCGAGATGTGTTATACTCCGGTCGAGCATGGTTCGATAATACTTGGGAATCAAAGGCTACCGAGAAACTTGAGGCTAAGAGAGAGTTGAGAGAAGAAATGAGAGTTACCACAATGAAAACAGCCGACATAGATAATGACTCCCTTTGGGATAGTTTGATGGAATCCCACTTAGAGGACTTAGAGGAATGATGACGCTCTTTATATGGGTGGGGATTTCTGACTTTGAATATGCCGTCAAAGACCGCTAGTAAAACAAAGAAATTGCCAAAGAACGTACAGAGCCGTTTACAGCCCTACATTGATAGGGGTGTTCAGAACGGTATTTTCGTGGATGATTCTCCAGTCGTCGACCTTTTCTCAAGAAAAGCAAACGACCCGAATCTACGTGAAACAATTCAAGCATTAGGTGGAATGAAATCACCTGCCGCTCAAGGATTCGTAACTGATTGTGTCCTTACTGATTTGTCTAACATCCTACGTCAAAAATCGTACACTGCTCATATGGATGTATGGGAAGTTGCTCACCGAACAGTCGGAATCGCAAAAGGAAATCCACGCCCAGTATGTTTCATCTACGGTCAAGCCGTTATTGAAGATGGCGACGCAGTAATGGACGCTGCTATGTTCAGTATGTCTCTATGGGATGACGACGCAGCAATCGCAGATGACCTTGTAAGAGGCTCATGGAAGGCTGCTGTATCATGTAGAAACCTAGATGCTGAAATGCTAGACCTAAGACCATTGACAGGCTTAACAGCGTTCAATGAAGAAGAATACGACCACTCACCTGCTGAGGACGTTCTACGTAACTTGTATGACGTTACAGACATAGCAGACTTAGAGGACGACATCTCAAGAACACCAAGAGACTACCGTCTAGTTGAAGCGACTGTATCATATGCAGGGGTTCAGACTTCAAGGACTGGAAATCAATTCGGTAAAGTCTTACTAAAGGACGAATCAACTATGACTATGGATGCTATCGAGAGCGGTGAAAACCTTATGCTCAACTGTATTACTACACCCGACATTGCATCTCGCTATGGTCGATATTCAAGAATCCTAGCACTCATTACAACCAAAGTAAATGGTGAATACGGACTATCCGCAAACCTAGAAATCGCAGTCGGTCTAGTGGTTGTTGAACCACCAAAGCCGGAAGTACCCGAAGCAGTAGCAGGGGATGACGGTGCAGACGACGCAGCAGATTATTTTGCTGACGACGATGACGAAGAAACACAAGACTCCACAGTTGAAGAAACCGTTGAAGAGACCGCAACAGACGGCTCTATTGAGGCGGAATCTGACACGGAAACTGTAGAGGGTGATGCCGAATCTCACGAAGCCCCGTCAACTGATGACGACTGGGATGACTGGGAGTAAGCAGTTTAATTAGGTGGAGAACGGAGAGATTCATATGGTAAAATCAGCAAAGAAGAAAACAGAAGCCTACGCTAATTTGATTGCATCTTGTGATACAGGAGATTCAATGGTGAAGATAAGACCACGCCACATGAAACTGCAAGGTTTCAGCGGTGCGGGTAAATCCACTTTCGCTCTGAAACATTTTGCTTATCATAGTGAAGGACGAGACCCTTCTGAATGCTTGATGACGATTATTGACTGCGACCTTGAAGGCCAAGCCGACTTGGTAGCACGTGAAGATATTCTACCACCGTCTCTCCGTTCTCGCCTATACCGTAAGGTATGTCGTAACCCACAAGAAGTCAATGATATGGTTCTAGCATTCATTGATTTACATAGACAACACGCTGCTGAATATCCAGACGGCGTTCGTGTAATGGTTATGGAAAATGAAGGAGCATATTACCTATCATGCCGTGATTATTATTCACAAGAAGTACACGGTAAGTCCGAAGGTGAACTATTACTTGCTAGACAACAACAAGCAGTAGCAGAAGGGAAAAAGACACTACCTGCATTCGCAGAAGGTCAAATGCACTCTTACAAAGTAATCAACAAATTATTTTTCCAACCATACGAGAGACTCAAAATTGGTGGAGAGTTGTATAACTATCACTTCTTATCTACGGTACTACTTAGACAATATACCCAAGACTACGGAACTGCAAACGAGAAACAAGTGGTTTCAGCAGCGGGCAGACCAGACCAAACCGACCCTCTCTTTGATTGGATTATTGAACTATCTCAGCAACAGCGAACCAAAGGCGGAGAGACACAAGTAAGACACACAGCGCATGTAAAGAAATCACGTGCTTGTAAGCCATTCAGAATAGACAACCCAACACCAGAAAGATTCTGGGATGCCGCTAGAAAGCAGGGGATGAACTGAATGATGAAACACCCTGCATGGTTAATGTGGTCTGAGGCTATTCCATCAGATGTTATTGATGGATGGGTTGAGAAGTGTGTAAAACTTCCTGTTCAAAAAGCGTCTACTTTCAGAACTGGAGACGATGGCGACGATGAGAATGATGGACATAGGAAAACCGATATTCGATGGATTCCAAACGATGACGTTTACAAGGAATTACATAACACAGTTTGGGAATATGCTATGGCAGCAAACCAACACTTCGGTGTCTCGGTTTCCACATTACCACCGCTACAATTTACAGAGTATTCAGATGTTGGACATCATTATGATTCACACCACGATATTGACTACATGAGACAAGATGGTCGCCATAGGAAATTAAGCGTGGTTATACAATTGACTGACCCCGATGAATACGAAGGTGGAGAATTAGGATTCTCTCATACTGCTTCACCTGCTCCAATAGACCTAGCAAAGAAAGGGTCAATCATAGTATTCCCTTCGTACCATGAACACTACGTAACCCCTATTACCAGTGGACACCGAAAGTCTTTGGTTGGATGGATAGAAGGACCTAGATGGCAATAATTAAGCGTTTAATTTATACGACACTTAAGATACGCTTTCATTATGAAAGTACCCTACTTATCGGCCAGTAGACTAAAAATGGCGAAAAACTGCACACAACAATATGAGTATCATTATGACCCCAAGTCTGATGATGAAATAACGCTTAAGGCAAAAGCGAACCACAGGGATTCTAGTCAAGCGGCTAGAGTCGGAACAAATGTTCACAATGCACTAGAGCATTGGCGTAAGCCAGATGAAGATGGTAAAACTGGCAAACTAACATTCGACCGTCTAATGGAATTGTACGAAAAAGAAAACGCAATTTCAGAAGTCGATTTTCAATTCTATCAAGATGGTAAATCTATGCTGACCCGTTGGTTCGACCGTAGGGGTCGTCAACCAGTAAGAATCATCGACACAGAAAGAGGATTTGGAACACATCGAAATCCTTACAAATTATCAAACGGAACACCAGTATTCGGTTTCATTGACGCTATCTTGGAACACAGGGATGGAACAATTGAACTTCTTGATTACAAGACTCAAAGGGCTGACATAACTCAAGCCGAGGCTGATAATTCAATACAGGCCGGAATCTATCTTGCAGTTGCTAGAGAGTGGTGGCCGGAAAAGAAAATCAAGTTTTCATTCGACTTGCTACGCTACGGCGTAGTGTCAACTACATGGTCCGATGAAAAAATCGACACGTTCAAAGATTGGTTGAAGGCTCAGTACGAATGGATTTCAAGTATCGACAAAGGTAATCCAACTATCGGAGATGGATGTAAATGGTGTGCCTTCTCTGATATATGCCCGAAGGCTCAAGAGTTGATGCAAAAAGGTGCATGGGATTTACTCGACCCTACTACGGGTGAGGACTTGGATGATATGCTAACAGAGTTAGCCACTATCAAAGCCTCTAAGCAAATGTTAGACCGTAGACAACGTGCTATTGACGCTCATCTAAAGAACAATGTATTCGATAGGCAGATGCCTGTTGATGAATGCGTTATAGAGACGCAGAATTGGTCTGTTGTTTGGGGCGAGACCACACGAACACAATACATTCCCTCATTGGTGCAAGAACTTATTCCACCTGCTGTATTCGGTCAAATGGTTTCTCTATCCAAAACCGCTGTTGAAAAAGTTCTACCAGTTTTACCCGATGATGTTGCGCTTGAAGTCAAAAAGACTGCGATAGTTAAGCCACAGCGTAGGATGAACATAAAGAAAAAGGAATCGAAAGCAGATGAATGATAAAACACAAGACGACAAATACGTGCCTAGTAGTAAATATGGACAGCGACGAAAAGGTCGCTTAGGCAAGTCTGACGGTCGTAATGTGAAACGTCTTTGGAATGCTATGATGAAAGCGGGTGCAACCCATCCCGATGGCAACGCTTTGACAACAGGTCAAATTGCCGCTCTCGATAATCAACCATTCGAAATGAATCGTTTATCAAATCATCTCGCAAAGAAACCTCATCTATTCGTGTGCGTAGGTTCTGAAAAGATTTCCAGCGTAGATGGCAGGTCCAAATATCCGCAAAAAACATGGTTGGCTTTACCGGATGCGTATGACTATAACTAAAAGGTTATATACCCCTACCCTCTCCGTTAGAACATGAACTGCCAAGAACAACAAATGACACAACAAATGTGGGACGCTATGCCTCAAGGTATGACATTAAACTATCACCCTTCTATGGAGTACATGGACTTAGAGCCTACTGTATCTGAGTTCAACGGTGCTACTTACAGGTGGGACGCTGAAGTCGGTGCTTGGTACTGTACCCAAGTAACCAACATGGAAGCCGTGTTAGAGGCTTACTCAAACAGGGTTTGGAGAGGAATGGACGTATATGTTGAACCTCAAATAGAGAGGGTGTACGCATGAGTGCATTCGACCCTCGACTTCAATTCTTGAAGGACGGTTTGGCCGCATGGGAAATCCAGAATCATTGGAAAGGACCATGCGGTCATTCTATCTCTGAACTAGACTACGACTGTGAATATTGTAAGGCAGTTAATGAGTACATAATGTACCTAGACTGGCTACCAGAATACAACTACGGTCAACGTGTAGGCGGGCAATAACACAAGTTCGTTTATATTGGTGGGGAACTACGTTCAAAGCATGGCTAGAGAGAACACTCCTAATAGTGCTGTGTCTCGACAGGTGGACATAACAGCCGCAACTAGCCTTCTTACACGATTTCTCGATGCAGGGACAGTGGATGACCCACCCACCCCAGTACGTATTTTATTCGACAACGACGGTGCTTCTATTTGGACTACGAATCAAACGAGAACACTTCAAGTATTTGTTGACCGATGGGGTGTCCTTAGTTCACTGGCAGAGCCTTGTGTACTTTTGGTTAACCCAAAGGAACTTTCGAATCTTCTCAAACTAAAGTTTCAGAGTGAAAATGTTCGTATCACTACGGACACTCATAGTATGATTCGCATACAAGGAGAAACGACAGGAGCAGAAATCAATTGTGCTGACGAGGATGAATGTTTGACAATACCCGACCGTTGGGTTTTACCTATCGTGGATGGTGTGAGAACATTCCCCATGTTTAGAAATGAACCGGCTGATTATATTATTGAAATGTCTATGAGTCAACTCAAGAACTGTTTGAAAGATATGAAGGTAGCGAAAGCCCCGTATGTTGAATTATTCTTGAACGAAAAGAATCGAGGCGAGGGTAGATGTATGGCCGGTCATTGGACTTCTAAGACGACACGTTCATGGTCTGACGTGGAATATGAATCTGTTATTGAGCCTACATCTTGGACTATTAGATTCAGTGAAAACCTCGATACTATACTTCGTAAGTTTTCAATTGATACAACTGAAGTACGTATCTCGAAACATAGAGAAGGTGCATTCGTTATTATAGATTCAACTGATGGAGAGTTTACATCAGTTTTAGCAACAGAAGCGGTGAAAGAATGAAAGAAGACGTAATGAAAAAAATAGAAGAGATGCTTGGTTTTACTGAGGACGATGTAGAGAGTTTGAGGCTGTTAGTTACAGTTGACTTACTAAAATCGGCTATGGGAATAACAGAGCAGCAAATAGACCTAGCATATGAACAAAGAATCAAGAAAGAATTGAGAAGTCTTTCGGACACATTTACAAAAATATTGGACGGGAATTGATGAGACTTGACTTCCAACAGTTTGAGGAATTATGTGAGCAATTAGGCTTCACACATTACCCACGTGCAGTTGGAAATCCAAGACAACATTTCATCTTTACACCCGAAGATGCTTATGCTTCTTTTGTTGAATGGAACGGTTCTAATTCGTGCTTTATCAGTACACAGGGTTATGACGGCTTGGGGTATGATGGCGGCGGTAAACAACTGCCTACGCAGATACAATACCGTCTCACCTTCTTCGACTTCGACCATGACACCAAGCCGGAGAATGCTTACGCTGATGCTGTTAAGTTATCTCAGTACCTAGAAGAACACGACATTGCTCATTGGGTTCAATATTCTGGCTCAAAGGGTTATCATTTATTCATCATGCACAGACCGACTTTGTTCAAGTACAAACATACTGATGGTTCAGCAGATGCACTACGGAAAATCGTTAATACAACTCAGACTCACTTGAAGGTTTTACTTGGCTTAAATACACTCGATGTCCAAACTACTGGCGACCCTAAGCGGTTGTGTAGATTTCCATTTACTAAACATGTGAATAGACATGGAGAGATAAGTGGCCGCCATGCAATGCCTGTTACTAGAGAGATGCTTTATGGTGGACATGATGATATTGTGAAACATTCTTACCGTCCGAGAAATGTTGGAAACTACATTCTGGGAAGTAAGACATTCAACTTGAAGGAACTCATTACATACATAGACGTGAGAATCAATAAGGAAGATGTGGAACTTCGTCCTGTTAACTCAAGTCAAATCAATGTCAATGTTGAAACATCACTGGGACAGTTTCTTGCTTCACTAGAAGTTAGATGCCCCGGCGTTATTAATGAGTTGAGAACAATGAATCCATATCACAAAGCGAGAGTCCATACGGCAATGTTCGCCAAGTCTCTAGGTATGGATTTGGAGACCTTCGACGCTCTCTGGATTGAACTAGCGAATGAAAGGGGCTACGTTGATGTTGAGAATCATGATTATCGAAGACATCAACTTCGTTCAATATTTCATAACGATAGATACCACACAAATGCCAATTGTTCAACTTTGAAAAGAGACCGTTGTTGTATTGGCGACGCATGTCCTAAATATATCAAAGCATTCCCTAAGAAAAAGAAGATTAAACGCAAATGGAGCAAGAAAGTATGACCCCCGCAAACAAGACATTCAAGCCTCAAGAAATATTAGACGACCCTGTTGCTTTTGCAGAGGCGGCGAGTAGTGGTGGATTAGGCCGTAAACTTGCCTTGTTACGCCTTCTAAGCGGTGGTAGCGTTGAAGTTGGGGAAATACCCGACTCGATAGAAGAACGCTGTGAATGGCTCGGTAGGGCTATCATAAACGAATTGTTAGATAGACAACAAAAGGTAGACCATAGAGAGCATTGGGTTATCGCTGAATATCTCAACAATCTTGGTTTTGAAATTGTTCATCTGAACACCGGGTCTGGAGACATTTCAACTCGAAGTGTTTCCGTAGAAAGAAAAGAAGATGACTTTCTACCTTCACTTTTCGACGATAGGAGATTAAGACAACTTGGTGCTATGAGAGAAGAGGCTGAGTTTTCTTATCTTGTAGTAACGAAGTCTTATGAAGAAATCAAAGCAGATGTTATGATGCGAGATGTGAACGAGAGAATCCTTCTCGGATATATTGCTTCTCTATGTGCAGTCGGCTACCCCCCTCTATTCATCCCCGACAAGCATGACGCTGCCGAACTCATCAAGAGACTGGTCGATAAGATTGAAGATGACGACCCTAGAGTTTACGTTCCGAGACCAAAAGGTGCGAAGCCGAGTGATTATAGAAACGCCATGATTGAATCATTACCTAAGATTGGAACAAAGACGCGACGTAGAATAGTTGAGACATTTCCGAACTTCGCCAGTCTAGCAAATGCTACTGTTGAAGAGATAATGGCAATAGATGGAATAGGCAAGAAAACAGCCGAGAAGATTCATCGTATATTACATGATTAAATAGGTGGGGAGTCAAAGATTTATCATGCCTCAATTCCGAGTCTCAGTTGACTTTGGTAAAGAAGGAGTAGAGCAGTTAGAAGTTAACGCCAATAATGTCGGTGTTGCCTTGAAACAAGCATATGAAATAACTGCTGAAAGAAAGACGAACCCCGTTTCCGTCAATGTGGTACGTGTTATTGAAGAAGTTTGGGAAACTAGAAGCCCAGTAATGAAAGCATAAACACAGTAATGAACCACGTCGGGGGACTTGAACATAGACATGATACCACACTCTGAAAAATTAACTTGGACGACAAGCGGTGCGTTCGGTATGGAACTTCTCGGTATTGATGAGAATGGAGACCACGTTGCTACCGTTGTATGCAAATCAGATGGGACATGGACATTCGTTTTTACAGGCTATGCAGGTCGAGGAACTATTCAAGTCGGCAACGGTTGTGATTACAATCCATTACATATGGTAGAAGTCCTAAGAACACATTTTATTGAACCCGAAGAAGAAAGTAATTATATTCCATTCAAACCTAAAATGAAGAAAGCAGACATTGACCCAAACTGGGTTAAGTGGGACGAAGGATGGAGTGAAGAATGGTCTTAACATGGTCTCAGACTGGTGCTAATAATCGCACTGAAATGTTGGCTTTTACGAACTCTTCCGTGTCTGGACAGCATAGTGGTATTCATCTTACGAAGAGAGACGACGGCATGTGGGTTGTGTTTCACGAAGGAGCAGAATACGTTATGCCAGACAGGACAGGAACAGAAGAAGCAGCACGTGAGTTTCTAATTTCCATGCTTGGTGGCAAAAAGTTATCTAATAGAAACGAGGATAAACCCTTTATCCGGTTCAATGACCACGAAAGAGGGGCATCCTTCGATGTGTGGCAGGTGAAATAGTGTCTAAAAGAAATAAAAAGGACTTACGTAAAGCCGCTTCGAATCGTTTAGGAAAAATGAATAGTTCCGATTCTTTGAAAGAAAGGGCGAAAATAAAAGCAAACATCTCTGACCCAGATGCAGTTGGTCCAGCACCCCCTACACCACGACCCGTAGGTCCACAAGGCCCTGCGAGAACAACTGACGGAACTACGTCGGTTAATTGGCGTGGTGTCTATTCAGACGACATCGAATATTATCAAGGAGATGCAGTATTCTATAACGGGTCATCTTACATTCGAATAAGAAGAGGCAGTACGACTGGTCAACTTCCTACAAAGAAAAGATACTGGGATGTCTTGGCGCAACAAGGTGGTGTTGGTCCTAGTGGTCCAGAAGGTAGTCAAGGTATCATTGGTGCTACAGGCCCAACAGGTTCAGCAGGTGCAGCAGGTCCACCCGGAGCAGATGGTCCGGCAGGTCCGGCAGGTCCGACAGGTCCAACTGGTGCTGATTCTACGGTAGCAGGTCCACCCGGTCCAGAAGGTCCAACTGGGCCAGCAGGTCCAACTGGACCTACGGGGGCTGATAGCACAGTAGCAGGTCCACCCGGTCCAACTGGGTCAACAGGTCCAACTGGAAGCACTGGAGCAGTCGGTCCTACAGGCCCAACAGGTGCAGACGGCCCAACAGGACCGACTGGATTAACAGGCCCAACTGGACCAACAGGTCCAACGGGTGCAACAGGGTCAACAGGAAGCACTGGCCCAACAGGTCCAACAGGACCGATTGGTTTGACTGGAGATATTGCAGGTTTCAGATATGAGTTTGACAACGGAACAACATCAACCGGGTTTGGAGCGGGTATTTTCAGATTCAATAACGCAACTCCTTCAAGTGCAACCGAGATTTATGTTCACGATACTTCCGACACGTCTCACAACATCGATAATATTCTGACATTAATTGACGGACAAACATCAACTATCAAAGGAACAATCTTGATTAAGACTCAAGCAAATGATGTCTTTAGTGCTAATATTACAGAGATTACCGAGACTTCTAACATTTACACTCTATCACTTTCTTCCGTCTCGGCTTCTGGAACTTGGTCCGATGGTGAAATTATATTCATTCAATTTACGTCCGTAGGTGATAAGGGAGACACCGGGTCAACCGGGTTAACCGGGCCGACTGGACCAACAGGCCCAACGGGTTCAACTGGACCGACTGGAGCAACTGGCTCAACTGGGGCAACAGGTCCAACAGGGGCTACAGGTGCAGTAGGACCGACTGGCCCTCAAGGTGATACTGGTGCTACTGGTGCTGTTGGCCCAACAGGTCCAACAGGATTAACAGGACCTACAGGCCCAACAGGGCCGACTGGAGCAACAGGACCAACCGGACCTACAGGAGCAACAGGACCGGCGGGTAGTATTGGGCCAGAAGGACTGAACTGGAGAGGAACATGGGATTCAGCAACAACTTATGCAGTTGATGACGCAGTATCTTATGATGGTTCGTCTTACATTGCGATTTCATCTAGTACCAATGAAAGGCCAGATTTGAACGTCAATGATGAATGGCAGATACTATCATCTGAGGGAGATACAGGACCTACAGGTCCGACTGGCCCTACTGGACCGACAGGTCCGACTGGGGCAACTGGTGGCACAGGTCCGACTGGACCGACAGGAGCAACTGGTCCAACTGGGTTAACAGGCTCGACTGGACCTACTGGACCTACGGGTGCTACTGGTACTGCGGCAGGTTTTGGTACTCCGACGGCAACAACAGGTCCGATAGGAATAACCGCATCTGGTCCAGATACCGCCAAAGTCTTTGCATTCTCAATACCCGCAGGGGCTACAGGACCTACAGGCCCAACAGGGGCTACAGGACCGACTGGAAGTACGGGAGCGGCAGGTCCGACAGGACCGACTGGAAGTACGGGAGCAACAGGGCCTACTGGTCCTACGGGAGCAACAGGACCAACTGGTACTGCTGCCGGATTTGGAACTCCAACAGCCACCACTGGACCGATAGGAGTAACAGCAAGTGGCCCAGACACAGCCAAAGTATTCGCATTTACCATTCCTCAAGGTGCTACAGGACCTACAGGTCCAACAGGAGCAACTGGAAGCACTGGTCCGACTGGTCCTACTGGAGCGACGGGAAGCACTGGTCCGGCAGGTAGTGATGGGGCAGCCGCAGGTTTTGGTACGCCAACCGCTACTACTGGTCCAATAGGTGTTACAGCCAGTGGACCGGACACTGCGAAAGTATTCGCATTTAGCATTCCAGCAGGGGCTACAGGTCCGACTGGACCAACAGGAAGCACTGGTGCAACTGGACCAACAGGTGCTACAGGCCCAACTGGACTTACTGGCCCAACTGGTCCGACGGGTGCTGCCGGAGCAACTGGTCCGACTGGACCAACGGGTGCTACCGGACCGACAGGGGCTACTGGACCAACTGGTCCGACTGGACCAACCGGACCTACGGGTTCTATTGATGTCCTTACAGACGTAACAATAACATCAGCAGAAGACCAACAGATTTTGGTTTACGATGGTGCATCTTCTGAATGGGTAAATGAATATCATGATGAAATGTATATCAGAGTAAAGAACGATACTGGTGGTTCTTTGTCTCAAGGTAAAGTTGTATATGCAAGTGGACCGCAAAATGCAAATGTTGTTGATGTAGGATTAGCAAGAGCAGATTCGGCAAGCACTATGCCCGCTATGGGAGTCCTTTACCAAACACTTGCAGCAGGTGAAGAAGGAATAGCCGTAGTGTTCGGAAAAGCGCATAATATCGCAGCAGATTTCACAGTTGGAGATGTATTATATGTAAGCCCAACAACAGCAGGTGAAGTTACAAACGTAAAACCAACTGCCACTACTTCTCATCTAATACAGAATGTAGGTATTCTAATGAGTGCTCATGCTTCTAATGCTTCTGTATTTATCACAGGTGTTGGAAGAACAAATGACGTTCCAAATAATATCGACATAACTGGAACTATTACTACTGATGGAGATATTACATCCGGGGCGAACTACGTACAATCTCAGAACAATGCTACGGAGACACGTTATTTACTACGTGGAACTGCTTCACCCGGTTCTGGTACAATCAACTTGGATTCTTGGACTATTACTCAAACAGCGAATGTTGAATACACAATTACAATGGAAAGAAGCACTGGTGATTTAGAAACGATGAAAATATTAGTGCATTCTTCACAAGTAAGTGGGGATGCTGTTAATTTCTCGGTCTTTTCAAGACTTGGTGAAGACACTGGTACTATCAGTGTGAACGTATCATCAGATACGGCCACACTTAGGTTTACGCCAACGGCATATACCGGGTCTTACTCTTGGGTAGGTAGCGCAAAGCGGTTGAATGATTATTGAGGTGTGATGAATGGCAGATAATTTCAAAGTTGACGGAGATATAGAAGTCGAAGATGGTATAAAGTTCGGAGATGGAACTAGACAAACAACCGCTTCTAGTGGAATAGCAGGGCCTACAGGACCGGCAGGGCCTACAGGTCCAACGGGTTCTACTGGAGCGACAGGACCGGCAGGTGCAACAGGTCCAGCAGGTTCGACAGGACCGACAGGGCCGACAGGTCCTACAGGAGCAACAGGTCCTACAGGAGCAACAGGTCCTACAGGAGCAGCAGGGCCACCCGGTCCTACAGGTCCGACTGGTGGAGATGGACCAACTGGTCCAACAGGTTCTACTGGGCCTACAGGTTCTACTGGACCGACAGGAACAGCCGCAGGGTTCGGTACACCTACCGCAAGTACAGGACCAATAGGTGTAACAGCGTCCGGTCCTAACACAGCCAAAGTTTTTGCTTTTAGTATTCCTCAAGGAGACACCGGAGCGACAGGTGCAACAGGGCCACCCGGCCCAACTGGTCCGACAGGGGCTACTGGACCTACTGGAAATACAGGTCCAACTGGAAATACAGGTCCAACTGGAGCGACTGGTCCAACAGGTGCGACAGGTCCACCCGGCCCAACTGGTGCTGTTGGTCCAGCAGGTAGTGTTGGTCCAGAGGGTCTAGTTTGGAAAGGTACATGGGCTACTTCGACTGCTTATGCAGTTGACGATGCTGTTTATTATTCCGTTGAGGAATCATCTTACATTTGTATTCAAGCACATACATCGGGTGCAATAACTCCGACTAACACATCTTATTGGAGCATCTTAGCAGCACAGGGAGATACAGGTCCTACAGGTCCGACAGGGGCTACAGGTCCAGCCGGACCACCCGGCCCTACTGGTGGCACTGGTGTAGCCGGACCACCCGGCCCAACCGGAGCGACAGGGCCTACTGGAGCAACAGGTCCGACTGGTAGCACTGGACCAACAGGAACGGCAGCAGGGTTTGGAACACCCACAGCAAGCACTGGTCCTATTGGTGTGTCTTCAAGTGGTCCAGACACCGCTAAAGTATTCGCTTTCTCGATACCCGCAGGGGATGTAGGCCCAACAGGTGCAGCAGGTCCACCCGGTTCTACTGGTCCTACTGGCCCTGCTGGTGCGGCAGCAGGTTTCGGAACTCCTACTGCTAGTACAGGTCCTATTGGTGTTACAGCAAGCGGTCCTAATACCGCTAAAGTATTCGCATTTTCTATACCACAGGGAGCAACTGGCGCAACAGGGCCTACTGGGGCTACTGGTCCACCCGGTCCTACCGGACCTACTGGTGCTACAGGACCTACTGGTCCTACAGGACCTACTGGTCCTACAGGTGCTACCGGACCTACTGGTGCTGTTGGTCCTACTGGAGCGACTGGTCCGGCTGCCGGATTTGGAACACCCACAGCCTCTACCGGACCTATCGGAGTAACCGCTAGTGGACCGGACACGGCTAAAGTATTTGCATTCAGCATACCTGCGGGTGCTACTGGGCCAACAGGTGCTACTGGAACAGCAGCAGGTTTTGGAACTCCAACCGCTTCTACTGGCCCTATTGGAGTAACGGCTAGTGGACCGGACACAGCGAAAGTCTTTGCCTTTTCAATACCTCAAGGTGCGGCAGGTCCTACAGGACCAACAGGGCCTACTGGTCCTATTGGACCAACCGGACCTGCGGGGGCTACAGGACCTACTGGTGCTGCGGCTGGCTTCGGCACTCCGACAGCCTCAACTGGTCCTGTTGGAGTAACGGCTAGTGGTCCTGACACAGCCAAAGTATTTGCTTTCTCTATACCTAGTGGTGCAACAGGTCCAATAGGGCCAACAGGTGCTACTGGTCCTACAGGTCCGGCTGGTCCTACAGGTCCGGCAGGGCCTACTGGACCTACAGGTGCTACTGGGCCAACCGGCCCTGCCGCCGGATTTGGAACACCTACCGCAAGCACAGGTCCAATAGGCGTAACTGCCTCTGGACCAAATACTGCTAAGGTGTTTGCATTCTCGATACCGGCGGGTGCTACTGGACCTACTGGTCCACCCGGTGCAACAGGACCTACTGGACCTGCCGGACCTACTGGGCCACCCGGTGGAACAGGGCCAACAGGACCTACCGGACCAACTGGTTCTACAGGTGCTACTGGACCTACCGGACCAACTGGACCTGCCGGAGCGACTGGACCAACTGGACCTACCGGACCAACTGGTGCAATTTCATGGGAAAATGTTTGGGCTGATGGTAATTACTCCATAGGTGATGTTGTTACTCACGAAGGCGGTACTTACATTGCGGTGGCTGGTGTAACTTTTGGCGAAAATCCACCCAATGATTCGAGTAGATGGCAAACATTAGCAACACCCGCTAAGTTTTTCATTACAGCAGAATGGAATGACCAATATTATTCATCAAGTCTTAGAAACGGTTGGAGATTTTCTTTTGGTAGTGGTATCAATAACGTAAACAACACTGATGGTTCAACAAATCCAATGGGTGCAGTAATACCGTTTGATTGCGAACTTAAGGAAATACGTTGGTTCGTAGGTAATGTCGGTGCGGAAACCGGGTCTACTTCTTTCATTCACAAGATTACAAAGAACGGTTCGGATTTAGCAACAACATATTCTTGGGCTTCAACCGGAAGCGGTGGTACTTCCTATACAAGAACCGCATCACCGAATCTTGGCTTTGTTGCAGGTGATACATTCAATCTACGATTAACTAGCCCGTCATCATATGTAAGTACAAATCAAGTGGGAAGAGTAAGAGTAGTGTTTTATTTTGAAATGAAGGAGTGATAAAAATGAGCAGAAGTTTTGAAAGTGAAGAATTAGCAGAGAAAAGATTGAAAGCAACCCAAAGAGAATGGTTGAGAAGAATACAAAACGCATACGGTGAGAACTATTATGATACTTTAACCGAATCAGAGAAAGCCGAACTTGACACTTTTAGAACTGCTATGAAGAACTTATCTTCTATTGCTACTAAATCGACTTTTCATGATGATGGTGTATTCCCATCTATCCCATCTTGGTTCGACTATGGAGAGTTGGAAGAGGAACAAGGTGTGTCAAGAGCAGCAGCAGGTCCTACAGGGCCTACTGGTCCGACTGGTCCTACTGGCCCTGCCGGAAGTAACGGAGCAACAGGTCCACCCGGTCCTCAAGGTGCTACTGGACCTACCGGACCTGCGGGTGCAACTGGCCCTCAAGGTGCTGCTGGAGCGACAGGACCTACTGGTCCACCCGGTAGTGGTGGCGGCGGTGGTGAGATTTTAGTAACGGGTGATGGTGGAAGAATAAATACGTCTCTTACTGAAATGTCAATTGACTCAAGAAACGGAACAGTATCGTTTGTTTTTGCAGATGGCACAAGTCTTGTTAATGTTCCAGCAGATTTCATTAGTGGTTGATACTTTATGTATGAAGGAACAGCATCATATAACGAAGAGTACGTTTTGATGACCCCACCTAGAACTGGTGGGCGTTATCTTTTCACTATTTTACAGCCGCATGGTTTTCTCGGTGGTGGTGGTGGTGAACCGAAGCGCATGAGTCATTCTTGGTCTGTTCCAGAACATGCTAAGGACTTCCCTAGAATACTATCAGTGCGAAACCCGTTTTCCCGGCTTGTGTCGTTCTATCAATTAATCAAAAATCATTGGCAACCTAATCATCAATACAACAAAAATACGTTTGAAGAGTTTGTTGACTTCGTAACTGAACGTGAAAATATACTAGAACCACTTACTCATTACATTGATGACGGAACATACATTTTTATTCACTTTGAAACCTTTGAAGACGACTTTCATTCTCTTCCTTTCATCAATAATGAAGAAGTTAATTTGTTGCGGAGCATCACAGATTGGAAAAGTTACTACAACAATGAAACTAAAGAGAAAGTTAGAGTCTACTATGCTGAGGATTTCACAAAGTTCGGTTATGATGACGATTTTTAAGACGGAACTCCGTACTTCCGTTTAATCCAACCTTCCGTGTATCAACTTCCGGCATTCTTTGAAGAACTTGACTCATTTCTCGACTGTTTGGGGCATACTTTGGATATTTTTTTCCAAAATAATATAACACTTCATGAGAAGTCATCCAACGACCCGTCGGCATACATGATTTTACTTGGTCCATCATCCGTTGGCGACGTTGAGCCATGTTTACGACGCTGCGTAATCGTTTGTAAGCATTTCCATAGTTTCAAAACCCGCAGACAATACAGTACATCGGACAGAATGAGGTTTATGAGCGATAGTAGTTAATATAGGTGTGAACAGACGAATAAACATGGAAGAAACCGTTGAAATGCAAATGTTATACTCAAATTGGGAGCAAGCCCAACAGGATTTTATCGCTAGAAACGCTTTTGAGACTAGATTGAAGGCAATGCAACGTGATGACCCTCTAAAAGCCGATAATTATGTTAAAGCACACATTGACGCACTCCACGTCCTTCTCGGAACACTCGACCAATACGAAAAACACCTTTTGAGCGACTTCAAGGAGTACCCGTATGCGTATTCAGCAATGATTCAAGTCATAGGCAACACAAATCGACAATTTCAGATGCTAATGCGTTTACTTGGACCAATAGATGATGAAGTTATCAAAAATTGCCTTGATACTATCGCTACAGACCGTCCACTTGAATTAATTAATGGAATTGACCATTTCAATGATGTTTTCCTTGGTTCGTTGTTTGCGGAGCGTCAACAACGTGCTTCTAAACAAGCAATTGATGATTGGGATAACGCAAAGGTCGAAGAAGAGTGATAAAATGAATTATAGACGATTATTTAGATACCTAATAGGAATGATGATTGGTGGTTTGGGTTTATTCAATTCTTACAAGTTAGAAATCAGATATGAGACGAATAGTAACCTAGAATTGTTGTGTCAAAATGGAATTATCGTTTCTACGCTATTTATCATATATTTTTGGTTAGCATTCTTCATAGAAATCTTAGTAGTGAAAAATAAAAAGAGAATCCGAAAAAAGACAGTCAGTGCATTTACAAAACCACTTAATGCAACTGAGTTTTATGAAAAACACACAAAAGATGAAGAAGAGTGAAAAAATGAAAGTTTTAGTCGCTTGTGAGTATTCTGGGCGAGTTAGAGAGGCTTTTCGTGCTAAAGGGCATGATGCGTGGTCTTGCGACCTTCTTGAGTCCGATGACGACTCTCCATATCATATACAGGGCGATGTAAGGGATATTCTTGATGATGGATGGGATTTAATGGTCGCACATCCACCTTGTACGTACTTTACGAACAGTGGGGTCTCTTGGCTACATAAAGACGCTACAAGATGGCTTAAACTCGATGAGGCAGCAGTATTCTTCAATCTATTACTTGATTGCGATATTCCATTGAAGTGTATCGAGAATCCTATCCCTCACAAGTATGCAGTATCAAGAATCGGTGGACGTAAATATACTCAGATAATTCAACCATATCAATTCGGTCATAAAGAAACTAAAGCGACCTGCCTTTGGTTGCAGGGCTTACCGAAGTTAGAGCCGACTACGGATTTGAAAGACGAAACTATGGCTCTACCTAAGAACGTCCGTCAAAGACTTCACTATTTACCGCCAAGCCCGGACAGATGGAAAATAAGAAGTACGACCTTTCAAGGAATTGCAGATGCAATGGCTGAACAGTGGGGATGAAACATGGTTGTCGTATTATCTCTGTTTGATGGTATCTCATGTGGCAGAGTTGCACTAGAACGTGCGGGCATCAAGGTTACTCGATATTATGCTAGTGAGATAGATTCACACGCTATTAAAATATCCAAAAAGAATTACCCCGACATAATACATTTGGGTGATGTGAAGAATTGGCGTGAATGGGATTTACCTAAGATTGATTTAATCATTGGTGGTAGCCCATGTCAAGGTTTCTCTTTTGCAGGTAAGGAACTGAACTTTGATGACCCCCGTAGTAAATTATTCTTTGAGTTTGTGGATATACTAAATTACTATAAACCCAAATATTTCTTATTGGAAAATGTAAGGATGAAACAAGAATATCAAGACATAATTAGCAATTATCTCGGAGTTCAACCTATTAAAATAAATAGTGCATTGGTATCAGCCCAAAATAGGAATAGATTATATTGGACT